ATAGAAGCGATATTCCAGCTCCAATGCTTGCCAGTTATGTTCTTTTACTAAGTCATACCCTGCTCGGTTCATTAACGCAAGAATCTGTTGCACATCTTGGCTAGTGTTACCTGCTACATAAGTAGGTACGGCTAAGTTAAGTTCGCTGGTTACTTGTTGTACAAGTTCAAGCATTGTCGCTGACATATTAGGCTTCCTCTGTGGCTACCGCTTTAGGTTTACGGGGTTTCTTCTCACCAACAGCAGCAAGTATAGCGGCCATTTGATCTTGCATTTGAGCCAGCTTCGCATCTGTTTCTGCTTTCATTTTAGCAGTTTCTGCATCCTTTTTGGCAAGTTCTTCTTTTAAAGCGTTAATTTCTTGTTCACGCTTATCAGTTTCCGCTGCTGTTGTTGCTAGATTTAAAAATGCCTTTGCCTTGTCACGGAACGCATAAGGTGACATACCTGCTGCCATACCCATACGCTGTAACTGTTGATCTGAAGCATTTGCAATAGATTCTACTGTGTGGAACTTCATGCCTCTAAGTTCTTCAGCTTGGCTTTTTGATACCAAAGGCCATTCTGATACAGGCGTTCCCACTACTTCCTCATCGTGAGCACCTTGTCTATTCATGTAGTTAGCCCATTGAATAGGAAAGCGTTGCTTGTGGCTTTGCAAAGCATAAGTGTCAATTTCGGTGAGTGTATCGCCAGCAACGCAAATATGAACAAAGTCAAAGTCTTTGTAAATTGGTCTGCCAGCTTCTATGGATTCTTGCTCCTGTTGTACGGATTTCTTGTAAAAGCGTACTTGTAAGCGTGAATCTGCTCCTTGAGTGTCTGATGGTAATGCCATTTTTAAATCTCCTAAGTGGTTAGGTAAAGTTAAATGAAAAAAGGGGCTACCGATTAAAGTAACCCCTCGTTTTTACTACATAGTGCTATTAAACACTAGCTGCTGCGAACCAAGCATAATCACCTGATGCTAATGCAACCGCTGGGCTTAGGTAAGTACCAGCAGAAGGAGTAGCTACAAATGTTGAAGCATTGATAGAGCAAGTAGCTGTAGAAGCAGTAACTGCTGCACCAGCTTGTGCTAGTACATAACGCTTGCCATCTGAACCAAACACTTGTGAACCAAGTGGGCCGTTGACAGGTACGCCAGTACCAGCAGAGTTTGGATTTGTTGCTACTTTGTCATCCAAATTGATGCCTGAGGTAGGGGTAATGTTATATGACATGATATTTTCCTTTAGTTAGTCAGTTGATTAAGAACCTGTCAAAATACCTTGTAATGAGGCGTTAGAACAAGTCAAGTTACCAGCCCAACCATATAACTTCACGATTGCATCTTGGTTAATTGACTGACGCTCACCACCGATAGGTACAAAGTTACGCTCTTTGTGTGGGCGGAAGAAAATGTAGTTAGTGTTCAAAAGATACATATACAACGGATTCTCTTGAGCACCGATACCACCACCCAATACAACATCAGCAGACATACCACCACCATAGAACTTCAATGATGCAAAGCCAGCAGCACCTTCTTCAACACCAGCGATACGCTGAATAGCTTGAAGTGATGCAACATAGCGTTGATACAAAGTGTTACCAGCAATAATAAGGTCAACCTTATCAGTACCACGAACAGACTTGATAGCAGCAGTTGTCATTGCAGCTTGGATTGTTGTTGAAGAATCAGCACCAGTAGTTGCTTGGTTTCTCCAAAATTCCCAGTTTGCACGATTGATACCACCATAAGTACCTGTTGAAGGTGATGTAGAGATAGCAGCAGCAAGACCTGTAATGTTCTTACCACCATTGCCTGTACCATCGCCATAAAGGTCTGTAGAAATGCGGTTCAAAAGACGAGCTTCAGAAACTTGCATACGACCATCTAACAAGTCGATGATTGCTTCTTTGCTTGCGTTTTGTAACATTTCTAAACCACTCATAGTCACAGAATCAGCGTACTGAGTAATTGAATACTGAGCAGCAGAAATTGGGCTATCAGGGGTGATGTTAAGCACCTCGTAACCGCTGTAACTGTTAGCGTTGTTTGTTGCATTCTGTTACTTCGGCTTTCGCTTACTGACTACTTTCGTAGCGGAGCAACTTCTTCGAATCGCTCTCTAGGACTTCTGCTAACTTAAGTTATACCCTAGTTCAGACTATCGCACCACCTTTTCAGGTGTTTTCTCACTTAGTCGTTCAGGCTGTATTTAAACTTGCCCCTTGTTGTCCCCTTCGGGAGTTCCAAGTCAATCAGAGAAAATTATTCAATTTGCGTTTTAATGCAAAAGGCCGCCAGCAATTAACGGATCGTTGTACATGATTTCTTCCAAAATCACATTACCGCCTGAGAATGGGCGTACATTACCCTTAGAGTTCAATCTTTGTAGGATTGCGTTGTTTTGTGTTAAGTTGTCTGCCAATACTCCGCTACGGCTTTGAATGGTAGTAGCGATAATATCGGTGATTGCTGAGTTAGCAAAAGCCATGATATTTCCTTTATAAAATTAAGTTAAACCCGACCACCCTCTGCATCGGCTAAATTAGCCATCAACAAGGATCGTCTATCCTTTGCATCTGATTTAGTCACTTGACCGCTAGGTGTAGCTGATCGTGGGCTAACTGCAGTTGCTTTAGCTTTAGCTACTTGCTGTGCCTTAGACGCTTGGGTACTTGCTGATTTCAGGAGTTTTTCCTGTTCCAACCTGTACGCTTCGTCATTCATACGCACCGCTTTGGCATAAGCCGATTCTAGGTCTTGGGCTAAACCTCGCTCAAGTAGTTGAGCCATATCTTCCCTTACCATTTCAAAGTGCGGAAACCGCTCTCTGTCACTACTTACTCGATTGATTTCTTGAGCCAATCGAGCATTTTCTTCTTGCTCCCTAATCGCTGACAGTTGTTGCACTTGCTGTTGCGTTACTTGCAATTGTTGCATTAACTGTTGTTGATAAGGGTCTACATACGCCTGTTCAGGCATCTGAATAGCATCTTGATTTAATTGTATTCCATAATCTTGTGCAAGTCTATTAAACGCTTGCAACTTTTGTTCGTGTGTGCCATTAGCTAAAGTGTAGTGTGCTCTACCCAAGTTATTAATCCAAGCTACTGGATGAATACCATGCTTTTGTAGTTCAGGTTCAAATTGACCAATAGCCTGTGTAAGTTCTTTAGCCTTATCAGCTTCAGCCTTGTAAACAGATACGCCACGCTTGAATTCTGTTTCACGAGTAATACCTGCGTATTCAGCAAACTTAATAGATTCTTCTTTGGTAAGTGGCTTGCCTGATGCCAACTTTTCCCATGTAGAAACAAACTCTTTCTTAAAGGTTGTAGGCTTTTGTAGCGTGTACTCTACTTGTTCTTCAGCATCATCCACAGCCTCTGCCACAGGCTCAGATTCTGCACCTTGATTGCTTTGGGTATTGGATTCTTTGGCTTTAAATCTGCCTTTTTCGTCACGCTCTGCACTTTCTTCGACAACTTCTTCGCCACCTTCTTCACTAGCGTTTTCGGCTTGGATTGGGTCATCATTTACTTCAATCTCCTTTTCGATTGGTGCTTCAAGTGTGCCTTCTTCGGCTTGTTCTAATGCTGCTTCCAACATCTCTCTGCGATCATCTGACATGGTTTTTCCTTATCTATATCTAAGTTTTGAATATGCAATTTCCGCAATCTGACGCTTACGGGCCTCTTGGTCTTTACGACTAATTTCGATTGGTTTGTGCTCCATTGGTATATCGTTACCAACTTCTACGCAGTTATTACGCTTTAGGTTCTCACGATGCTTGGATCTTGATGAAATCCATGTGCCATCAGCCATAGAGATATGGCCTTCAATATCAGGCACTACCATTGGGGCATCTCTGCGTGTCATGGCTTGTTTATCCTTCCATGCTTGCTCTGCCTCAGGGGTGTTATATGGGATATTCCAATAAGTTAGGTACTTTTCCATGTCGCTCATCTGACTTTCGTCATATTCTTCTCTAGCGACCTTGCAACATGGGCAAATAACGCTGACTTTTACCAATGCCATTACATTCTCCTTATAATTTCAGGTAGTTGATCATATTCTTCAGGTCTGAGTAGGCAAATGCTGTCATACCAACGAGCATTTTTCCATCTCCAACAGACAAATTCTTCTTTAGGTAGCAAAACCACGCATTTGACGCCCAAAGCACCAGCCAAGTGAGCAGTTCCTGTGTCTACTGTGACCACGCCCTTCATGGCTTTCATGTGTTTTGCAGTTATGGCCCAATCTTTCTTCCACCCATCGTTAGGTAAGGGGTAAAAATTGGCATCACTCTCAGGATTTAAGCTGTAAGCATCGCTACCGACCAGTTTTTCCATCTGTTCTACAGATATTGACTTAATCCAATGCAATGCTCCCTTGCTTGCAGACCAGTTAACGCCTATTTTCTTAGGAATATTGCTAGGTTCTGCCTCAAAATAACCTTCAGAACCAACGACTTTCTTGTTGCTTACAGGGAAAAGAGCCTTTACATAAGGCATTGAGCAGTCAATGTAGTATGGAAGTGACATTGAACCAATCCAGTAGTCGCACTCATGGGCTGGGCCTTCTTCTGTAAGGTTAGTTAATTGATCTATGCACTCCATTTGACCAAGAACACCCATAAGTGGCTGTACGCAAAGGACTACAAGTTTTTCTGCACCCAAGACTTTTAAGGATGGTAAGAATCTAGCGTATTGGAATATGTCACCATAGCCTTGCTCCATCTGAACCACAATAGATTTACCAATAAGCGATTCACCTTGCCATGTCTTTGGGGCTTTTGGCAATCTTTCGTAGGGGATTGTTTGATTGGCTAGGATGTCTTTATGCCAACGATACTCAAACAACCTAAAGCCAGCAGCATAACGCCCTGCGTGTAAGTTATCGTAGGCTAACTTATATTGTGCGTGTGGGTTTAAAGCAGTAGTAATAGTGCAGCCTCATCGTCAAGTTCCTCTTGGCGTTTGGCTTCCATTACTCGCAATTGCTCTTGAATGAGATATTGCTGATTTCTGTAAGCTACCGCTTCAAGGATGTTATCCCGTTGTCGTTCAAGGTAGCTTATAGACCGCAGTAATTCTTGTGTATCAACTGGCGGTATACCAGCTTTAACCTCTTGATTGGATTGTACTTTAGATTGCTTAACTTTTGCAACAGGCTTTGGATCAATCTTATCTCTAAATGCTTGTTTGCGTGATTCGTTAGCTTCTTTGATAGCTTTTTCAAGTTTGCGTTGACGCTCTGCAATCTTTGCAGATAACTTGCGTAATCTCTTTAGCTCCTCAGGTGTCCACTCAGCATCATCACCACCGACCTTTTGGTTATCAGGTGGTGGTGGGATGTAGATTTGGAAAGCGTTTACTTGAAACGCATTAGCCTGAAAAGCTGTTGAAAACATTACAAGATAACCCAACGACTACCGCTAGGCACAGTCACAGTTTGACCTGATGCCACAGTTATTGGCCCTGCACTCATACCTGACGAACCGCTAGGAATTGAGTAGCTTGCAGATACTGTATTGCTGTTAACCACGATACCATTGGATGCACTCACTTGTGGGGCAGTCAATGTATTAAGTGATGGGTCGTAAGTAAAGTCAGCTTCATTACCCAAAGCACTTGTGCCATTACCATAAGGTACTCTGTTAGCTGTAAGGCTAGTAAGTCCTGTACCGCCATTGGATACAGGCAATGTTCCAGTTACTTGGGTTGTAAGATTTACGCCTGACAATGTGCCACCAAGAGTTAAGTTACCGCTTGATGTGACTGTACCGCTTAATGTGATTCCATTGACTGTGCCTGTACCGCCTACGCTTGTAACAGTTCCAAGGGTTGAATCATTAGATGTGATGGTGAAGTTAGGGTATGTGCCAGTTACTGTGGTTGTTCCTGCACCAGTTAATGCGACCACTTGATCAGGTGCTGTATTAGTCACAGTAAAGTTAGGGTATGTTCCGCTAGTGCTAATACCTGTGCCAGCAGTTAAAACAACTGTTTGGTCAGGAGCAGTATTGGTTACAGTAACCGCACCTGTAGCACCGCTAACGCTTATGCCTGTGCCAGCTACCGCAGAAGTTACGCCTGTATTAGTCAAGGCTACTGTGTCATTAGCCTGAACTACGGAAAGCCCTGTACTTCCAGTTACCCTTGTTTGGAATGAAATACGAATTGTTAATACGCCTGAACCACCTGAGCCTGATTTAGCTACTGCAGCACATATAACAACAGGGCCACTAGCAGGGTAAGTCTTTGTAAACCCACCAGTTACGGCTGAGTTGTAATAAAGAATATCGCCATCAAGGAAAGCTGATGTATCCACACCTCTTAGCGTTCCAACGCTTTGCACTAAACCAAAGCCGTTATTAGCTATGTTTTCCGCAGCAACACCAATAATGGCTTCAGCAAATGGAATGGCAGTAGATGGGGCTGCAGTCAATACGCCACTTGACCCTACTGCACCAGTAAACATACATAACTGACCTTTGGTGATTGTGGCACTAGCTTTTACATAAAAGAATACATCTTCGCCAATGTGTTGAACCACATTACCACCAATCATGCCCAAGCCAAGCGTGTCGTTGCCGTTCCATCCTAGTTGGCCAGCACCAAGCGTTGTTGCGTAGGTAGTGTCAAAGTCTAAGTAATTTAGGTTTGTAATAGTGGTTGCACCAGCAATTGCACCTGTGTCGCTAACAGTTACTACTGAATTCTGTATTAGTTTGCCAGTAGTTGTATCAAAACGAGCCAAAGCGTTATCTGTGGCACTTGATGGCCCAACAACATCACCACCCAAAGATGGGCTTGAGTTAGTGATTACTCCTGTCGTACTGTTGTAGCTAATGCCTGTGCCAGCACTTACTGATGCTCTAGCTCTTGCAGTTGTGAAGTATTCGTTTGTGCCTTCAGCAATGTTTGTAGTGGTTAATGTGACCGCACCAGTTTGTCCGTTAACGCTAGTCACGGCTTCGGTGTTGTCTACCTTTTGCCATACAGAGCCGTTATAAACCGCCCAATCGCCAACAAGCCAATCAGTAATGCCATCAAGGTTTGTAGATCCAGCTACTGAAACTACATAGTAATAACCTTTTGTGCCTGTTGAGCTAGTTAGGGTAGGGGTGTTTGTTGATGCGTTCCATGTTCCTTGGTAGCTCAATGCTCCAAGAACTGCTGCAGGTAGCTCAGATACTGGTACTTTACCGCCAGCATCTAATGTTGCAACGCCATTAGCAGAACCTGCATCTCTAGTAGATGCTGTTCCAAGTCCTGTAATGTCTGTATTAGGAATGGTTGATGATGCAGTCATGGTTGAAGTGCCATTACCCTTGACATAGCCTGTCAGAGTAGAAGCACCTGTACCACCATTGGCTACAGGGATTGTGCCTGTTAATTCATGGTCATCATTCCAATTACTTGGTTGAACAATGTCGGTATCACCCGAATCAGGAACGGCACTTACAAACTTATGCTTGACTGTAATAGCCATTATTGAACTCCAACGATTTTGCCATCTTGTCCACGAATCACAGTCTTAGGTTGACTTAGCTTCTCAAGCAACATACTTAGCATTTGAGCTAACTGTTGGTTGCTCATTTGCATATTCTCAATTGCAGGTTGTAATGGGTGGTTTTTCATGTCTGAATATCCTAATTGATCTTGCAAAATGTTAGCCATCTGTACATTATCAGCATACGCTTCTTCGCCAGTATCTAGACCTGCTGTAATACGGGTTGTTTCAATCTTGGCAGCATTGTTAAGATAAGCAAGCAACAACTCTTTGTTGTTTGTAGCATCAAGTTTAGTCTGCTCAAGCTGAAGTTCCATCTGCTTTTCTTCACGATTGCGTTGATCTTCCAATTGGAATTTAAGCTGATTCTCTTGTGCTTGATACTCTTGTTTGGCCTTCTCAAGTTCGATTTGACCTTGAATCTTAGCCTGTTCAATCTGTTGTTGCATGACCATTTTTTGCTGTTCAGCTTGCATCTTGGCTTGCTCAATCTGCATCTGCATCTGCATCTTCTGCTGTTCGGCTGATGGTGGTTTAGGTTGACCTTCCAATGCCTTGGCTTGCTGTCTAAATCTATCAGCAGTTTCATCGATAAGGCCTTCAAGACCTTTACCAGCTTTAAATGCAGTCACGCCAAACTTAAGCATCTCTACCAATAATGGTGTCAATTCAGGTGTAGCTTGTGCAGCAGGTACGGCTTGACTTAGGTATCCACCAACAGCTTGCAAGAACTCCATGCGGTCAGCTTTTTCTTGCTGTTCGTCTTGGTAAATCATTGAATCAGTAGTCACTTCGATACGGAAGTTTTTAGCTGGTTCATCCTTCAATAACTGCAAGGCTTGAGGGATAAGTTGTTGATCCTGTGGGCTTAATTGCATTGCACCTGAAATCTTTAGGATTGTGTCATCCGTAAAGTGTTGGCAAATAATCTGTGCTTTGATTTGTAACAAGGCAGTAGCAAAGTTCACTACTTCATGTTGCATAGTCTTTAAGCGACCTGATGCGTTATTGCTCTTGATAATCTGAGCACCAAGCGTTTCATTAGGGTCTGTTTGGCCACGCTGAATATCAGCGATACCCATGATTTCATAGATTTGACCCTTGACTTGCTCCATTGCCTGATAAGACATATTCAAGGCTTGAGCGATTGGGGCGATGTCTACAAGGTTGATAGCTCCTACCAATCCACCCTTCTCACTAAATGCACCATAGTTCTTAACTGGCAACAAGGCATTGTTTTCGCCTTCAGTAAACAAACGCTCCAAGCTAGGCTCAGAAGCATCGTAAACTCCACGAACTTTAAGGGCTTGAATGAATCCATCAATTCTGTCTGCAAGCGTGTCTAGCTGTCTTGCTTGGTCTTGGTAAAGAACAAAGTCAGGTACAGGAATTAGGCTGTCAGTCGTTAATGTTGAGAACATTGGCTTTGGACATGGCCAAAAGTTTTCTAGCTGTAATGGGTCATCACGAACATCTAGAATCTTACCCATTGACTTAGATAACCAAAGCACTTGGCCTGTGGTTTTATCCCAAATCTCATAGATTAGGGCTTCTCTTGAACCTTCGCCCATCTTTTCATTGAAGTTTTTAGATGTGTCAGGCTTGGTGTCTAGTGGGATTCTACCGCCAAGTTCTTCGCCAAAGCGTTCAACCAAGGCTGGTCTTTCCATGTAAACCTTACGCCATACCGCAGTTACTTCTTCCCATGTACGAGCTACTGTAAGACCAAAGTCACGCCAGTAAACATAATCTACTGGAGCACATTCATACTCAATACGCTCTTGATCTTCACGATAGATACCGCCTTCGGTTTCTGCTTCGTCTGTATCTTCGGTAACTTGGAAGCCATCATCAGGAGCACCTTCACCCATGCCAGCCATTTGACCAACAATATGTGGCTCATAACGAACCCAAGCTGTACCACGACCACCAAGTAAGCGATCCTGTACGCATTGCTTCATAGCACTTGCATAATCGCCATAGTGTTCAATCTCATATTCCAAGGCTCTTTCAAGCATTGTTGAGGCAACACGACCAACAGGGTCATTGTCACGGAATCTACGGCTTACATCAGGTCTAGGTAATCTAGCGAATACTGCTGGGGTAATGGTTTGGACATTGCTCCACAGGATATTGAACTTAGCATTAGGATTGTTGCGACTGCGTTGTTCATCACGATAACGCTTAACAATCTTGTCTGCTCTGCCTTCCCATTCTTTGAATGTACGCTCATATTGGGCGATGCAGTTGTACCAATCTTGGTATGTATGTTCCATATTTATATCCTGCGATTAACTGTTTTTGGAGTTGCTTTCCACATATCGTTTAGCGTGACATCCGTTTGACCGACATGAAGGCCTGTAATTCTTGAATCTCTAAGGATAGGGGTATCCTCATCTTTCCATACAATTGACAAATAGCGAAAAGCATCGGCAGAGTGACTTGTCCAATCGTGTTTTGGGCGATCCCTAAATACTTTTTTATCATCATCCCACTCTCGCTGATATTGACGCAAACATTCGATACCTTCTTCGCATCTATTATCAAACCAAGCACGAGTTAATGCAAGTCGTGTTGCTTGAATTCCGTCTTGTAATGACAGATTTGGAACAATTTTTAGGTGTTTTATGTCAATTTTTGCAGAAATTTGCTCGATTATGCTCTTACCACCACTTGCTAATGTTTTTGCTCTAGCGTCATGTGGCAGATAATGGAAGCCATATTTGTACCCAAACTCATCTTCTTTTTGTTGCAATAAACCTGTGTAATAAGGTATCGCTTGACCATTTGATGAGTGGTGATCGAGAACCCTAATCTCACCATAAACCACTTGAAACCACCAAATAGATGTGGAATCGTTGAAACCCAAGTCCCAAGCTGTATGGCAAGGGAACATAGGGTCATAGTCAATGGTTGTAATACGCTCAAGGTCTGTAAGCCTACGCATCTCTTGACCATAGTAAGCACCAAGGATAGCAGCCTCAAAGCTACATAGAAACTCTTGCTCATACTGGTTGGCTGACATAGATTTCTGAGCATCTAGTAATTCAGCATCAGGCAATAGTCCTGATTGGTCGGCTCTTAGTGTCTTGACATACCAATTGGGGTTCTTTTGGGCTTCGTTATAGATGTCATAGAAGGCATTGTGACCTTTGGGCGTTCCAATAAATGTAGCCCAACCCTGTCTATCTGATAGCAATGGTCGGACAATCTCGCCCCACAGTCTTGGCTTCATGTCTGCGTATTCATCAAGAACAACGCCATCGAGGTATAAGCCTCGGAGTGCATCAGGGTTATCAGCACCAAACAGTCTTATCTTAGCCCCATTGACCAATTCTACCCATAGCTCTGACTGATTAGCCTTAACGATGGCTGGCTCTGCAAACTTGAGTAAGTAATCCCAAGCAATGTTCTTAGCCTGTGCGTAATAAGGTGCAATATAGGCATACCTTGCATCGGGTTTGTTTTCTGTGACTGCTCTGCGAATAGTGTCGCAAATGGTAGCTACTGTTTTACCTGCTCTACGATGGCAGACTAACACCGCCCAACGCTCCTCTCGCCTGTGAAAGTCTAGGAAAGCATCACGGGCTTTGTATGGGTATTCGTATAGTTTGCGTATCTCTTTCAATCTAGGAACTTATGTTCGTGGATTATCTTAACTGGTTGATCTTCATCCCCAGTATGTTCAGTCCTAGCTAATTTAGGTAAGTGATACTCCATGACGCTTTGCAACATACCAAAAGCCTTCTCAGGGTTAGGTAAAACGATGTATTTATCATCTTCGTTTCTAACGCCTTCTGCGACCTGTTGTAGCCATTCTTCCATCTTGTGTGAGTTACCCTCTACAAATTTGGCAATCGCTTCTCTAGCGTTGGCTGTAGACTTATTAGGCACACCTGCTGGTCTACCCATACCTGCTCTTGGCGGTTTACGCTTTACAGCAGTTTTCTCTAATTTAGTGTCCATACCTTTACCAAGTGGTTGATTAAGATAAGTTAAGTTTACTACTATTTGACTTCTTTGTCTAAATCCTTGAGTTTGTTAGCAATAGCTGCTCTACGCTCTAGACGCTCACGCTGTTGTTTCTCTAGCGTTGATTCTTTGTGCTTTTGTAATAAGCTGTTTTCAGGCTTAATCTTTTCTTTAGTAAACATTACATATCCTTTACTTTTTCTGCAATCATTTGTCTGCGGTTCATGCGGTCTTGTTGTAGCTTTCTTAAACTGCTTGGCTTACCAGCACTATTGGTAGGGTGCAATACTTGTGGCTCTTTGCCATGTTTTGCTTTGTAGTTACTGTCCTTACGCTCATAGTCAGCCATTACATATCCTTCATAGCATCAGAAATCATTTGTCTGCGTGGTTTGGCAGTCTTAGCAGATTCTTTAAAGTCTTGGGCGGTTGGGCGGTCTTTATCACCCTTCTTAGCCATCTTTTCGCCTGATCCTGCCTTGATTCGCTCTCTCTTGGCGTGAATGTTTGCGTATAATCCTTGTTTCATTAGCATTTCCACCTTGCTCTAGCTGCTTTACCTCGTTCCCCTGTCCATCCTGCTGATCTTGCACAGAAACTATCGTGGCGTGGGCCACTAGATTGGGGGGCTTGTAAGTTTGCGTTGTTCTTTGCGTTGTATGCTTTGCGACCTGCTTCAGTCATGCCAGCACCTTCTTCGGCTGACAAGTAATGACGCCCTTTGCCTTTGGTAGTCTTGGCAATTGGCTTTTCGTGCTTTTCTACTGCTGCACGGATGTCATCTTTACGGCTCATTTTTTAGCGTCACGCTCACCAAGGAAACGACCATAGGCTTCTTCCAATGTAGCTTTGCGAGCACCTTTGGCGTTATCACGCTCAACATTAAGTGCAATGGCTACGGCTTGCTTCTTTGGCTTGCCAGCTTTCATTTCGGCTTTAATGTTCTTGCCGACTGATTCTTTTGAGCCTGATTTATCTAATGGCATGATAGTCCTTATTTAAGATTGACTAGCTTGTAAGTCGTTGTATTGATTAGGTCTGCAATCTCATCAATGATGTTTTGCAATTCTGAATCTTGTGGCAAATCTTGGCGAGCATCACTTACAAAACTTTGCAATGATTTTAGGTATTGGATTGGATCTTTAGGTTGGTGGTAAACAGATGGGAACTTAGTGATCTTGCCGTATTTACCCATGTAGCTTTCAACAAAGCTGTCAGTAAGTTCAACAATACCATCGTAATATTCGCCAAGGGCGATGTGTTTAGCGTAGCTATCTGTTGACCAATGGAAAAGGTGCGTATTGGTTGCAGAATGTAGCATTGTTACGGCAAATAATGCACAGTTTTCCATAGAATCCTCAAAAAATTGCTTATGTAAGCCTATTATCGCCTATTTCTTTTCTCATAACAACAACCGCATACCCATTTTTGATTTAAACCTTGGTTGTAAGGCACATATTTGCCAAACTCTTTTGGTTTGCGTTGTCTACAGTTTGTACATTCTTGTAAGGTTCTGTCACCAGTTTGTCTATTGTCGTGTCGCATCAATTTCATCAATCATTACTGTTACTTTTCCACCCTTAATTATCTGACCACGCTCAACAACAAGCAAGTTGATTTGGAAATCATCATCGTAAACGCCAGCATCTTGGAGTGAATCTTCAATAATTTTGATAATATTTGAAATATCTCGCTTTCTGCGGTCAGGTGGGTATACCCATATTTGCAACGAAATGGGCTTACAGCCGTATTTTGTGGCTTGGCTATCAATTACTATGTCTTGCACCTTAACTTTGTAATCTACTGCCTTTTTATTGGGAAATCGCCTACCCCTAGCATTGATGTACATATGGTTTACAGATGGTGGGTAAGGTAGGTCAAGTGTCAGCAAGTAATTTCTCCGTCATTTCAAGTAAATCTTCTTGTCCAATTTGATGATGTTTTTCAAACCCTTTTGCTCCAAGACCATGTACACCTGTATTTCCTCGGTGGTGTTCAGGGCATAGTCCGAT